CTACGGTGTTATAGATGCCCATCTGGAAACCGTTAGGTTGGTTGTCAGGAGCAAGTAAACCAAGTAGCGTAGCGTCCCCGCTCAGGGTCTCGTAAATCCATTGCTCAATCACCGCTGGTTCGTATGCCATTACTTACCCTTCAGCACCACGGTTAGCGCTTTGACAAATGCCGGCTTTACGTGCTGTAAGGCTGGATCTAGAAACGGTCTCGGCGGTACGGTGTTGCCGCCCTTCGATGTCCATCCAAGTTCAAGCGGTACGGCATACTTAGCCATCACCGCAACCTCAGCACTTGTAGCCGTCAGCATCCGGTGCATGATGGAGTTAGCAAGAGCGCCCGTATCAGAGTTAGGCGGAGTGCCTGGAGGGCTTGACCAATGCCCCTTGTCATACTCACGAAACTTACCGCTGTTTGTCTTGATGCTTCGCTTTGCCGTGGCTTCAACATCAGCCGCAGCTTTACCCACAATCTTGTTTATCTTTGTCAGGTTGCGCTTGTACTGGTCTATACCGGTAGTCTTCAGGCTTACGGTTACACTCATGGTGCCAGCACCTGAATCTGTAAAGGCCCAAAGCGCCGCACCGTGGTTGACACCGTGAAGGATATCGTTAGCCTGATATCTGCCGCTGTACCGTAAGCCGCAGGGTTCAACACCGACAAGATGCCCTGTGCGCTGTACTGCTTTGTCAAGGTCACCGAACCACTGCCAAAAGAGTACGATGCCCCGGTCTGGATGTTAGTAAAGGTAGCACCGAGCGTACCGGTAGTGATGTCTACCGGGCTGCCCAACTCATCAACCAAGCGAACAACGTAGGAGTGCCAGTCTCCGACCCATGCGGAGACTTGCACGACCTGCTGAGGGTCTTCAGTTAGATCAAAGATAAGTGCCATTAGATGTCCCTCACATAGATGCGGAGTGGGCCGAATATCTGCGTATCGCTTGCACCCGTTGTGCGTGTAATCGTTGCAGTGTAGGTTCCTGGCGTGTTCGTTACCGTTGTATCGATCGTAAACGTAGCCCTGCCATCAGCTGCATAGGTTGCCGTACAGGAGTACGTGTCTACCAGCGTAGCACCAGAGTTGTAGACCTTAGCCGTTACCGTGGCAGAGGTGATATCTATCCCTGCGCCATTGTTGTCTACACACTGGATATCGATTCCGTGCTGTGCGCCGGTCTGGATGTCAAGCGGATCACTTGCCCCCAAGCCGTCAGCCTTGACCTCAAAAGGCCCCATGCGAACCAGAGCGGCAGATGTTACCGGGGTAACGAGTTCTGCGCTGATGTAGTCTGTTCCGTTGTGAAGGAGAGCGCCTTCGAGCTCGTCGGCCGCCGCCGTGCTACCGCTGATGCTTGCCACGTTGCTATTCTGGATTGAATAACCAATCGAGCCAGCGGTGACATAAGAGGAACCAACTGCGTCAAGCACCGCTGCGGCTGTCTGCGCTGCCGTCAATCCACCACTTGAAAGTGTAACGGTCAAGACTGCTCCATTCGTACCAGAGGCACCACGCACCACGATCGTGACATCAGATGCGCCAGCCGCGAAAGCGGCGTTAGGAACATCAAGCCGATACACGCCCGGCACTAGGGAGGAGCTTATCTCTGCAAAGCCACCAGAAGTCCACGCGCCTGTAGGTGTCTGTGTGACCAGCGTTATAGCCACCGGTGCGCTCTGGTTTCGGACGTAGTATGCCGCTAGACCGGATGTGTTGAATGCTAGCCCTGTAGCACCGAGGTAGAGTTCGATACTTTGTGATGTGCTGGCTGGAGCGATTGTGATTACTGATGCGTTGCGCTCGTTTCCGCCGTTGTATGCGATGTTTGATGGTGTTGAGTTAATAACTCGGTATGTTGCCGAACCACTGTCAGGATTAGCACCAGTCCACGTCACACCATACAGGTCGGTAGCAGATGCATTTGTCGCGATTCCGAATGATGCATTAGGACTTGTCAAGAAAGAACCAAATACCTGCGGATAGTTAAGCCCGTGCAGTAATGCATACCCAGACTCAACACCACTGCCGCCCGTATAGATGCTGTTTATACCTTGTGTAACATTTGAGTTTACTGCTCCACCTAAAACACGATTGTAGTTCTCCAGAAGCATTCCATTCGTGCCTACATTAAAACAGAAACGCAAACTATTCATAATCAAGCAGTTATTTACTGTAGTTGGAAAAGTAAGACTTCCACTGACTAGAACAAGAAAGTTTCCTTCAGGGGTTGATGATGTACAGTTTGTGACTTTTGCTCCGAGGTTTGTCATCGAGCAAAACCAAGACATTCTATAAATTAGACAGTTCCGAATAATCGTAGTGTCTGCAACATTTGAGCCAGTCAAGTCTACAGAAGGGTTGCCACCGCCGCCCATAAATATACAATTTGTGACTGACAAGTTAAGTGCCGACGATGTTGGTGGAGTACAAACTAATGTTCGGTTAAAGTTGCCAGTAGATTCAAAAACGCATTTGTCAAAACTATTATTCGCGCCAGTCAATAAGCTTACAAGGTGGAAGTTATTGTTTGATAACTGACCCCCGTACCAGTGGATGTTAGAAAACTGTAGGTTTGATTTGCCTGTGCCAGATAACAAAATTGCACTGATTGATACGGCAGTTTGCGCGGCGTTAAGGTTACTGTGCCGAACCGGAGCGGCAGTCATGCCGGGGAAGAACGTAGCAGTCGGGTCACCGATAATAAACGTTGACGCGCTATAGGTTCCACCGATAACTACCGATTCGATGTATGTTCCCGGAGCGATGTACAGCGTGTCACCGGATGCAATGCCTGAAGCCCCTAGTGCTTTTTGCAATGTAGCCCAAGCGGTAGACGGTGATGTTCCAGCAAGTGAATCGTTTCCGCCATCTGCCGCAAGTTTCACATAATAAGTAGCCATTATTCAGAGACTCCACTTGCAATCTGTTGTGCCATAATCACTGCGAACTGATTGACAATATCCGTCTGAAACGCTTCATCCTGCTGAACCCACCAAAAGTTCACACTTGTACCATCAGGCCCAAAAGTGCCGAGAAGGTTGCCGGAGTAATCGTAGATATCCCCATAAACACGCCAGTCTGTAGACGGTGCAGGTTCCTTTTCAATGCGGAAGTTTTGCAGGTTCATTTGCCCACCTTCAGCGCATTGAAGTCCGTACCCTTGAACGGCATCGTCAAGAACGCCAGCACACTAGACACCGCAGCGGAGACACCAGCCGCTACCGCCTTCGAGCCGTAGAGTGCAAGCACTGCGCCGAGCTCCGAGATGTCGTGTGCTTCGGATGTGCGGACACCATCGCCGAATACGGAAGTGAACGCAGCTACGAAAGCCACGATCACAACGACCACCAACCGCTTGATGCTAATGCTGTTCATTGCTTTGCCTCCAACTTTGTAACCTGCGTTTTCAGTTCGCTGGTTGCACCTTCCAACCTACCGATACGATGCCCGTGGTCTTTGATCGTTGCCGTGTCTACCGCTCCACGCTTGTCCATACGGTGGAGGAACTGGATGATGTAGACCAGTAACGAGATAACAGCACCCGAAACGCTGATGCCTATCGTAGTCCATTCCGATGCTGTCATGATGTACGCTCCACCAGCCCTACGTGCTGTACAAGTAATTCTGTCTGTCCAAAGTCTGACCCGATCACATCGTAATAACGGGCATCATCACCCACTCGGTAAACCCTATCCTGCGGCATCACGTCAGCACCGACAGCAACTATCAGCGTCCACTGTGCAGATGGCTGGATGCCACCGCCTACGATTGATTCTGTGTCTGATTGGTTGGTTAGCCTGGCGTTGTACTCGGCAACCTTGCGCCATGTCTCAGTAGCACCGCCCCTGCCATCTTCGGTCAAGGTGAAGCGGTGAATCTCTACCCGGTCTTGGCAGAGATTGCGTACCATGCCAGCGCTGATGGTTGCGCGTAGGATAGGACTCATGCGAACACCAACGGTCGGTATCGCTCTGCCATGCTTAGGCAGTGTGCTTTCAGTTGGCTAAGCTTCACATCGCTTGTGCCTTCCTTAGCATCGATGTCGCTTGCACAGCGACTAGCCTTTATCATCCACGCTTGCCGGGTTGCTGTCCTGACATCGTATCTTTCCACGTTGATCGGGCCTTGGTCAACCCACATCAGGGTTGGGTCACCGGTGCCATCTTCCAGCGTGTAGCCCTTGACTTGGTAGGGAGAATAGACAGGGTAATCGGGTTGTGTCGTGCCTGATGTACCAGCAACCCGGCACTCGTATACCCGCCCGTTGGGCGTTGTAGGCACTACACGGTCACCGACAGCATAGGTGGTAGATGCCGTCCAAGTGGTGAACCGTGAGAAAGAATCCAAGATGCTCCCTATGTCGGTGGTGGACATCTGCGGATAACTTTGTGCATCAACAAAAAGTGATACCTGCGCTATCGCTTCGGCTCGTGTCATCATGCTCCACTATCCCACATAAATAAAAACCCCCGGCACGTCTGCCGAGGGCTTGAGATAAGAACCCGCTCGCCTTATGTAGCTGCGGATGCTCCGACGATAAGCGAACCCGGTACACGGTTGGCTGCTGTTGCATCAACGTTACCGATGTCAAAAGCCTTGAATGCAAAGCGCTCTGTGGCTTTGAATGCAAGCGCATCTTCAACAAAGTAGCGCTGATCCGATACCTCGATGGTAACGGTTCGGCGGTCACCAAACGCTGTACCCATGCTCAGGTCACCCAAGAGGACATAAGGCGTGGATGCTGCAAGTGTCTTCTGCATATTCTGGACGAACACGACAGGGTAACCGTAGAGCATAGGCGTAGGGCCGTAAGCATTTGCGATGTCGCTGATAGCGTTGCCACCAAGTGCATCAAGCAGAGGAGCGATGGCGTTGTACCAAATCTCTTTATGCATGAACCACTTAGCGTTAGCGGCGTATGTTGGGAGCTTGGCAACCATGCCCTTAAGGTTAGCAAGTGTTGGCGCATACGTGATAGTCTGACCGGTTGTGAACACCTGAAGACTAGCGATGTTAGCCTTGGTTCCAAGGTTGTAGACGGCATACAGGATGCCATCAAGGCCAGATGTGGAGTCAACTACGTTATTGAAAACAACGCGGTCTTCTTCCTTCGCAAGGACGTACGCCATATCACGGGCAAGCGTTGCACCAAAGTCGATGATGCTATCTTCGGCCAACTCTTTAGAAACCTGAGTAAGAACCGATGGCTTCTTGGCAACCAAGTTGACCTGCGCAAAGGTCAAGTCGGAAGCGGTGATAGCCGTATTCTCACCCGGGTAGTAGACCGTTGTGGATGCGGTTGCGTTAGGCACGTTCAAGACATCGCTGGACATCGGGTAGATGCGGCAGTTTTGACGCGCAATGCCGAACTGCTCACGCAGGTAGATAAGCTCAGAAGACAACGGATCCGGTACGGTAAAACCACCAGCGGTTGTCGTGCCTTCGCTCTGTGACTTCAGGTTAGCCTTGCACCACTCAGCGGCCTTGCGGTTGCCCATGATAGAGCGGCCCCACTGGCCCCAGCAGTACGCCTTGTAGTTAGCCTCATCACGAGTACCGGAAAGTGGATTGCGTCCAACGCCGCCCGACTTCCAAGGCTGGTCTACTTGCGCTTCGGTTGCTACTGGATGTCCCTGTCCGAGTGCCTTGATGGTCTCAATACGCTCTTCAATGCCCTTGGCTTCTGCCATCAGGCTCTTGACCTGTGCAAGGTCACCGTTACCGGAAGCAAGCTCCCGCGCGGTAGCAAGCACAGATTCTTTTTGATTCTGTAGTTGTGTCAAATTCATAGTTGTGTTAGCAACTCCAGACGTGCCAGCAGTTCCTGGCGTTCGTCATTGTCATGGGCTTTCGCCTCTACTACGAGTTCCGGTTGCACTTCTGGCTGGTCTGCGTCCCGCAGTGAATCCCAGACTACAGGTGCTAAGCGCTTGGCGCTCGCCCGGCTAAGACCGACTGCATCCCGCAGTCGACGTTCAACACCCCGCAGTGAAGCGGGTTGTACGCTCTTCATTCCGTGCATGGCATACAAGCCCTTTGCACGTCGAGCAAATTCATCAATGACGGCATCCGCCATGCTTTGATCTGATACTGCTTCGATGGCTCCGCAGAGCGCATCGTAGTAGGCTTCAAGCCCCTCGTGGATAAGGTCACCTTCGGCATCATCGTATACCGACACGGCATACTCTTCCGGGGATTGCTCAGGCATTGGAGCCATTACCATCTCTTCTTCTTCCATCATAGGCTCCATGCCGTAGTACTCCTGTAGGCTTTTGACGCTGTTACGATATTCGGCGGGTGTCGGTGTAATCGATGCCTCAGCGATAGGCCAGCGGGTTATCTCAGCTGCACCGCCCATGCTCTTGCGCTCTACCAGATGACCAGCAGCACCAGAGGAAAAGCCCATCTTGCCTTGTTTGCAGAGCTTTGCAATCATTGAGCCGTACTCGTCGGCCATGTCTAGTTGCGCTTCATACCATAGCCCGACATCGTCCATCTTGATGTAGCCAGTACCGATAGACTTCTTACCTACAGCGGCATCCATACCGTGGTGGTAGTAGACGTTGAGCGGTACGCGCTTGCCTTCGGTCATAGGAAAACCGTAGTCGGTTGACTTAGTAAAGTAATCACCTTCAAGGTCAGCACTTTGGGTATTACCAAAGCGCACAAGGTAGCCCTTGACGTAGCCTAACCGGTCGCTCTTGATACCGTCTACGGAAGATGTCAGCAAGTCCATACACCCACTATCCCACAGTGCCGTTTTCATAGATATGTCGTTAGATCCGGTTGGTATCCCTCTAGGTCTCTAAGCGGCAATACCCTAGTAGTAGGCCCCCAGTCGGCATTCTGTACCACGGTTGCCATGTCGCTAAGCGGTAGTCCTTCGCTGTAAAGGTTGTAACGGGCGGTGCCTAGTATCTGCTGAGCTTCAAGCGGTGTTAGCCCTTTTAGAATCTCTTCACCGGTTGCAACCTTTGGGCGTGTGTCCGGTATCGATGAATCGCCGGTTATCTCTGCCCAGCTGAGGGTCTCCGGTATCATCACGCACCGGCAGTTCGGGTGGCTTGGCATGATGGTATCTGTAGCCTGAAGTGTGCCGGAGAGAGCCAAGCAAGCAAGGCATACCCGCGCGTCCTGCGTAGCCTGTCGGCGGTAACCGGTCACTGCGCCATTCTCCGTGTATAGTTGCCGCTGGGCTTCCCTGGCGCTTCGTATCATCTCAGTACGGGCTATCGTCTCTGCTCGTTGCCGCCCGATATCAGCGGCCTTGCGTACCCGCCGTGCTACCGTGCGCGGGCCTTCACCTAGGCTTATCCCCTGTACCAAAGCCATCTGCATGGCATCGGTGGTTACTTGAGGGATGGCATCGAATAAGACAGCCAAAGGGCTACCATCGCCTGCGAACCCGACAAAGGCCTGCAGGGCTTCGTCAGGTAGACTTGTCCAGCTAGTACCAAGGGTAACCCCGGCGGGCTTTTTACCCGCTGCCGCTTCCACAAGGCGCGGCGTTGCCTCATTAGCAAGGATAGCGGCTTGTAGCTGCCCATCGGCTGTAATCACTGCCCCTTCTACCGAGAACTTCTTGAGGTTCTTTCCGAGTTCCTCAATGTTATCTATGATCCGCTGACGCATCCAGAGGATTGTTTCGCTCGGCGGTTCCCCGTTGGCTTCACGTTCGGCAATCCTACCCTCCAGCGCTTCAAGCTCATCGATACTCGCCTTGGTTGCCGCCTTGTATGCGCGTTGCATACGGCTGATGGCTACGCCTTCACGTTCCAGCAGGTCGTTCCGGTACTTCTGACTGGCGGCATAAATCCTGCCCGTCCCGGTGTCTACTCGCTTGAGCTGATTTCCAGCTCGTACCCGTAAAAAGGGTGGCTCTTATACACTACCCCCGGAGTGCATACGTGGTCACCGTCAAGGCTCTTGCCATCTGGTTGCATTGCGTCCCGCTTTGCGGTTGACCAGCGGAACCCGGCATCGCCGCCCCATAAGTCCCAGGCTACACGCCCCGGACTAGGGAAGCCCTCTTCACCAGCATTGAACCCTTCGGCTTTCTTATCGACTTCATGCCGTGAAAAGAAAGAATACATCCGCAGTATCGTGTCTTCGGAAAGTTTCTCCCCGTTGACGATCTGGTTAGCCCGCGCAAGCCCTATACGCGTCCCGCCATCAAAGCCTTCAGCCTTCCAATCAAGCGCCCGTTGTGCCGCTGTCCGCATTGCTTCAGTTGGGCGGAACTTCACATCGTAAGACCGAACGGCTGCACCTTCAAAGCCACCACCGCTTTGTACTGG